GGTAGATTTGCAGATACAACGCTGGGTATCACAGAAATACAACCCGTTATTACCTATTTTACCTTCAATGAAGAATATAGCCAAGCAAATCCGAAATACAAATATCAGACATTTGTATCATCTATCAATGATCCTGGATTTGTAGACAATTCTGGTTTAGTACAGATCGCCTTTACAGATAATGTTTCCGATTCAGTGACTGAAACCCGTCTAACGTATACGCAACCGACAGGTAGTGTTGATTTTACACCCGCCGCAATTTATGAATATTTATCACGTAACGGACTAGACCCAATAAAAGACAGAAATGAGTATGTGATAAAGTTTATTACTGCCGGTGGTTATCCTACATTGTTCAATAATAACGGACAGCCAAATAGCACTTATGCACAAAAGTTACTAAACATTGCTGTAGGCAGAAAAGACGTCACTGCTTTAATTGATTACGACATTAATCTTGATAATGGGAAAAATCCATCAACCATTAGACAGTTAGCAGAAGACTGGCTTGATAGTTTATCTAAGGTAGATAATGAAGAACAAGGTAATTACGGTGCAATCTTTACACCTTGGGGAACATTTAACTCTCCAACTGTTGGAGAAGTAATTATGGCTCCTTCATTTGCATATTTAAGCGCATTAGCCAATTCCACACAGACATATGCTAACTGGTTTGCAGTCGCTGGTGTTGCAAGAGGTTTTGTTCCAAATCTACTTTCCACAAGTTTTAATATTTCTGATGCAGTTGGAAATGATCTTCAACCAAAAGACAGAGTTGCAATCAATCCTATCCAGCTAATTAGACCATATGGGTACAGAATTTGGGGATCAAGAACTTTAAGACAAAATGAAAAATACGGCGGTCTTATGGCAACCTCTTTCTTAAACATTAGACAGCTTGCGAATGATATCAAGAGAGCTGTTTATGTAGCAGGTAAAGAGTGCATGTTTGAGCCTGACGATGATGTATTGTGGATTAACTACAAGTCCAAAATTACACCAATTCTCGACAAGATGGCAGGTAACAGGGGTCTTTCAACATACACAATTAGAAGAGCAGCTACATCAGAGAAAGCAACTCTTAAAGCAATTATTACGGCATATTGCGTTGACCCAGTTGAGAACTTCGATATCACATTAGAACTTTCTGACGACCAGATTACAGTAACAGAGTAAGGAGTGAATAAAAATGGCATTAACACAAAACCCAAGTGCGTTTCATATGATTGACAATCCAGATATATATGAACCACATAGAAGTAATACATTCCAGCTAATTGTTACAAACCTCGGCTCCTTATTGAAACCAGGCTCAACTGGTCAAGTACCTACAGACTACATTACAGATGGTCAAGATGTTTTAAGACTTTCTGTTGTTACAGCAAATATACCTGATCCAACGATTAATGTTATGCCCGTCAGACGTGGAAATTCTGTCATGAAGGCTGCAGGTCTTCCAGCGTTTGATGATGGAAGCGTTACTCTTCGTGAGTACGAGGGTACAGATGCTGCTAATGTTTTATATGCATGGAAGCAACTCGTATACAACCAGGAGACAGACACTGTAGGTAAGATGTCCGCTTACAAGAAAGATTGCTATTTAGTTGAGTATAATGTTGATAAGACAGAAATAGTCAGACAGTATTTACTAAAAGGCTGCTGGGTATCGAGTATTTCAAGAGAAGCTTTAACGGTAGAGTCTGAAGGTCCTCGTACTATTACTGTTACAATGCCCTTCGATACTGCTAAAATGATTCTTTCTGATGAAGAATAACAATTAAATAAGTTGTATATATGTATAGGGGACAAGTGAATAGATTTGTCCCCTATTTTTGATATTTTGGGAGAAATAGTTTATGTCACAAGAATACACACTTTTTGAGGAAGGCACACTTCCAAGTTTAGGAAAACTGTATCGGGATAGAAGTATTAACCCCGAGTTTAAAATCCGCTCTATGACTACTGTTGAAGAGATGAGAAGACTTTCACACTCAGAAAGACCACTCAAGGTTATTTGCGACATTATTGACGATTGTCTTATAAATAACCCATTTAACGGGATGTCCGTCTATGATATGTGCTTAGGTGACTATCAATATGTTCTGCACAAGTTAAGAGTGGCTACATATGGTTCATCTTATAAGATGAATACCTATTGTCCTATTTGTGGGTCAAATGAAGTACAGGATATTGATCTTGACAGTTTAGAGCATATTCAATTTTCAGAAGAAATCTTCAAGCTGATGTCAATTACATTACCTGTAACAAAAGCAGAGTTAACACTAAAGTATCAGACACCGAGAATGTTTGACACCACTTCTATTAAGAAAAAAGATTTTGAGAAAGAA